TCTTGATGCACATTCTGAGGTTAGCGATACTAATGGACTTTGGAGTCAAGACCCTAACGGAACTCAGCAGATAGCTTATGGAGAATTAGTACCAATGCTAACCAAAGCAGTACAAGAACTATCAACAGCATTAGATGCAGCACTTGCTCGTATAGCAACACTAGAAGGTTAATCATGGACTTAATAATGCTATCTTCCAAATCTAAATTGTATAAATAAGGGTATAGCATAAGGATGAATTATGGCAGTTCCAACTACAAGACAAACACATATTGATTACTGTCTAAGACGTTTAGGTGATCCGGTTATTGAAATCAATGTTGATGATGATCAGCTCGAAGACCGAGTTGACGAATCACTTCAATATTGGAGAGAATATAACAGCGAAGCCCTCTTTCGTACATTCTTAAGTCATCTCGTTACAGCTACTGATGTATCAAATGAGTACATAACACTATCATCTGATATTGCGGTTGTGACTAAACTATTCCCTATCACTACTCTTTCAGGCGGTAACGTTAATATGTTTGATATTAAGTATCAAATGATGTTAAACGATATGACTAGCATTGAAAGTAATATGGGAAGCTTAGCATATTATGAGATGATGCAGCAGCATCTTGGTCTCATTGATATGAAACTCAACGGAACTCCTCAGACAACATTTGTTCGTAAGCAAAATAGATTATATGTGCATGGAGACTTTGCAGATAAAGATTTGATTGCCGGTAAGTACATGGTTGCAGAAGTTTATAAAGAAATAAATGATTCAGACTTTACAAGTGTGTGGAATGATTTATGGTTAAAAGAATATACAACTGCATTGTTTAAACAACAATGGGGTCAGAATCTAATTAAGTTTGAAGGTATGGTACTTCCAGGTGGCGTAACATTAAACGGTAGACAGATATACGATGACGCAACAAGCGATATAGATAGGCTACGAGAAAGAATAAGACTAGAACACGAAATGCCAGTAGATATGTTTATAGGATAATAATATGGCCCGTAGTCCACATTTTAGTCAAAAAGTCAGATCAGAACAAAATCTTTACGAAGACATAATCATAGAATCAATGAAGATATATGGTCAAGATATCTATTATCTTCCACGAACTATTGTAAATGAGAATACAATCCTTGGTGAAGATGTTGCCAGTCAATTTGCTAACTCATATAAAATAGAAATGTATTTAGAAAATACAGATGGATTTGACGGCGAAGGCGATCTATTCACTAAGTTTGGTGTAGAGATAAGAGACGAAGCTACATTTATTGTAGCAAGGAAACGCTGGACACAAACTGTTTCTTCTGCAAATAATTCTATTACAGTATTACGACCAAAAGAAGGTGATCTTATTTGGTTAGAACTTTCAAATAAACTATTCGAGATTATGCATGTCGAGCATGAATCACCGTTCTACCAATTAAGTAATCTTCCGACATACAAAATGCGATGTCAATTATTCGAATATTCAGGTGAAGACCTTGATGTTGGAATTGCTGGCGTTGATACAATACAATCAGACTTTGGATACAGAGCTTATCTTACAATGGATAGTGATGGTTCACTGGGTGGATTTACTGTTGGCGAGAATATTACTCAGACATTTGCTAACGGTACAATACTTACAGGTGAAGTTGCACATTGGAGTGATTCAGATAATATTATGCATTTGGTCAACTTCGGTGCAGACGATGGTGCATTCCACTTACCAGTTGTTGGAAGACAGGTTATTGGTACAGAGAGTTTAAATATAACTACTACAACAGCTGTAAGCGAAGAAATAGTAGAATCTAAGAACGAAATGAATACAAACTTTAAAACTGCAAATGCTACAATGAGTTTCTTAGATTTTAGTGAAACGAATCCATTTGGGGATGTAAATTAAATGTTGAATGAATATTTTTACCATGAACGTATACGAAAAAGTGTGGCCATGTTTGGTTCACTCTTTAATAATATATACATTCTACATAAGAACGCGGCTGGCGCTATCATCAATACAAAGAAGGTTCCGTTATCATATGCACCTAAGTCAAAATTTCTAGAACGTATTAGAGAACATGCAGACCTAGACCTAGATCAAAAGGTTGCATTAAAGCTACCACGGATGTCCTTTGAGATCCTAGCGTACACCTATGCACCTGAAAGACAATTACAGAAGACCGGGAACTTTAGTAGAATTGGTCTGACTGATAGTGATCGTATGAAGTTTTATGCTCCGGTTCCTTATACTCTTTCGTTTCAGTTAAACATATTTTGCAAATTGCAAGACGATGCTCTGCAAATTGTAGAACAAATTATTCCATATTTCAATCCACAATATTCGTTAACTATTAAGCCATTCAGTACGTATCAAGATATACTAGAAGATGTACCTATTACATTATCTGGCATGAGTTACTCTGATGATTATGAAGGAGCACTGGATTCAAGACGAACTATTGTATATCAGCTCGACTTTGAGATGGAAGCTAACTTCTATGCTGGTGTTATAAATACTCAGATAATACGTAAGGTAGATATTGAAAATTATCTAATGGATGTTCCAAATGGTCTTGATGCAGATAGCGATGTGAAAGTTTCTAGGATCACAGTACTTCCAAACCCGCTTAATGTTTCAGCAGATAGTGACTTTGGATTTACAACGACACTTACAAATATGATTGATAGCGCATGACAAAAGAACCTGATAATATAACCAATGATTATAATTATTCGAGGCAAACATATTACGATCTCATAGAAAAAGGCAAAGAAAGCCTTGATCTGATGGTAGAAGTTGCACGTGAGTCCGAGCATCCAAGAGCATTTGAAGTTTTGTCTGGTATGATAAAGAATGTATCAGAAGTAAATGATAAGTTAATGGATCTGAATAAAAAGAATAAAGATATATCTGCAGAAGAGATTAAGAAAATAGAGAAAACTACAAACAATCTATTTGTAGGATCTACAGCAGAACTACAGAGAATGCTACAAGATGATGAAACAATGAGTAATGTGGTAGACATAACACCGCAATTGAATAAAGATGATAACAACTGATAAGACCACTTATCTAGGTAATCCCAATGTAAAACGGGATGGTGTAGATACTGAGTGGACAAAAGAACTTATAAAAGAATATCAGAAATGCATGAAAGAGCCTGCGTACTTTGCAGGAACTTATTGTAAAGTTATAAACTTAGATAAGGGTCTTGTACCCTTTGATCTGTATCCCTATCAAGAAAAGATGTTCAAATCATATGATGAGCATAGGTTTAATATCGTATTGGCATGTCGTCAGTCCGGTAAATCTATATCGTCAGTTGCATATCTACTATGGTATGCTCTCTTTCATACAGAAAAGACTATTGCTATATTAGCAAACAAAGGTGCGACTGCACGTGAGATGCTAGCTCGAGTTACATTGATGCTAGAACATCTACCGTTCTTTCTTCAGCCTGGTACAAAGGCATTGAACAAAGGATCTATTGAGTTTAGTAATAACTCTCGAATACTTGCAGCTGCCACGTCTGGTAGTTCAATTCGTGGTCTATCTGTTTCGCTATTGTATCTCGATGAGTTTGCATTCGTTGAGAAAGCATCAGAGTTCTATACATCTACGTATCCGGTTATTTCATCTGGTACAAGTACAAAGGTTATTATTACATCTACTGCCAATGGTATTGGCAATATGTTCTATAATCTATGGCAAGGTGCAGAGCAAGGTGTAAATGATTATAAACCATTCCGTGTTGATTGGTGGGATGTTCCTGGTCGAGATGAAAAGTGGAAACTACAGACAATATCTAATACATCACCATTGCAATTTGATCAAGAGTTTGGTAATACATTCTTTGGTACTGGTGATACACTTATTAATGCCGAAACGCTTATGAAACTCAGGGCAAAAGCCCCATTCAAAGTTGGAGAAGGCGGTAACTTATTAGTCTATGAAGATGTTAAAAAAGACATTGATTATATTATGTGTGTTGATGTTGCAAGAGGAAGAGGTCAGGATTATTCAACTTTTACCTTAATCGACATTAGCGCAAAACCTTTTAAACAGGTGGCTGTATATCGCTGTAATACTATTTCTCCAATCCTCTTCCCTACACTTATATATAAGTACGCGGTTTTATACAACAATGCGTACGTAGTTATTGAATCAAATGATTCGGGACAAGTTGTATGTAATGGATTATATCACGACTTTGAATATGAGAATATGCATGTGTCGAGTAGTGTAAAAGCAAATGCACTTGGTACTGAGATGACTCGTAAGGTTAAAAGGCTTGGATGCTCGGCCATAAAAGATTTACTAGAAACTGAAAAACTAGAAATAGTTGATGAAGAAACTATCCTTGAGATCTCAACGTTTATATCAAGGGGACAATCATATGAGGCGTCTGAAGGTAATCATGACGATATCATGATGAACCTTGTTATGTTTGGTTATTTCTGTTCAACTGAGATGTTTAGAGACTTAACAGACATTAATATAAAACAAATGTTGTACGATCAAAAGATAGCAGAGATTGAAAATGACATACCTTCATTTGGATTTATAGATGATGGTAGCGAACAGATAGCCAAAATTGAACGAGAAGAAGAAAATAATCCATGGGCTATCGAATATGAGCGAGATTTTTAATATTATAAATAACACTATTGAATATCCGTATTATGAAAACATATCATTTAGGTTCAAGAAGGACATAAACCCATGGCAATAGGTACACCATCAGAATCTCCGGCGATTATCGTTACGGAGATCGATAGAAGCGGTGTAGTACCAAACGTTCAAACAACAACAGGCGCTTTTGTAGGAAATTTTAATTGGGGGCCTGTTCAAGAGGCTACATTAATTTCAAATGAAACAGGTCTCGTTGAAGCGTTCGGTTCTCCCGATACAACTAACACAATAGAATTTCACAGTGCTGCATATTATTTGCGGTATTCTGGTTCACTACAAGTAGTCCGCGAAGTTACAGGCACAGCCTTTAACTCTTATGACTCTGACGCTAATGCGACAGTTCTAGTCAAAAACAGAGATAATTGGGATGATCAAATTGCTGCTAGAGATAGTGACAAACATACATTCGTCGCAAAATATCCTGGCGCATTAGGTAACTCATTAAAGATTTCGTTTCTTCCGGCAGATTCCGGTGACGCAACAACAATCTTTGACGCATGGACTTATAAGAGTTCATTTGACGCAGCACCAACAACATCCGTTCACGCAGCTGATAGAACAGCAACTTCTGACGAAGCGCACATTGCAATCATCGATGAAGATGGTTTAATAGGCGGAACTAAAGGTGCAGTTCTTGAAAGATTCCCATTCGTTTCAATAGCAAGCGGTGCGTTGAATGCAGACGGATCTACTAACTTTATTAAAGATGTTATTAATAACTCATCAGAATATGTTTGGATGGCTGGTTTTGGCGATGCAAATAAGTTCTCTACATTAGCAGGTACAACTGCAGATAGTGGAGATAGCTTCTTAACAAGCAACGGTTCTCCTGCAGCTATTGAGATATCATTGAAAAATGGCGCTAACTCTGCTGCTCTGACTCCAACTCAGTTCGCTACTGGTTTTGACAAATACGAAGACGTAGATGCAATCACAGTTGACTTCCTTATTGCCCCAGGTATGGGTTCAAGGGCTGATCAAACAACAGTTGTGAATGATCTTGTTTCAATAGCACAAACAACTCGTAAAGATTGTATTGTTGTTGCTTCACCTGCACGAACAGACATCGTTGCATCCACGACTCCAGTAACAAATGCTGTTGCAACTGCTGACACATTTACTAAATCATCATATCTCTTTATGGATAATAACTATCTTAAAGT